AGAGCAAATGATGGAAGGTGTAAAGACCGTTAATGCAATTATGCGCACTGCAAACGAATCAAGTGCTTTAGCTATTGATCTATTGAAGGCTAACAAGGAAGCTGTGGATAGCCTGAATAAGCCAGCAGACGAACGACCAAAGACACTGAATCATTTTTATACCGATATTTAAAAAGTTTATTAGGGGATAGGTTAGCTACCGAAAGTATAGAACGTCACTATATTTCCCCTAATTCATTATGACGATGCGAGACGAGCATGAAAACTGAATCGGTAGAATACAATCAAGAAACCGGAGAATTGTTTAAAATAAATTCAAAGGGAGTTAAATCAATAGTCAGCGACGTTAATTTTTATGGCTATCTTAGATTGAGTTACAAAGGCAAAAGAATATTGGCTCATAGGCTTATATGCGAACTTATGGGTAATGATTTAAAAGATATGCAAGTAGACCATATAAACGGTATTCGTTCTGATAATCGTTGGTGTAATTTAAGAATTGTTAGCCATCAAGAAAATCAAAAAAACCTAAAACAAAACATTAGAAATAAATCTGGTCATACAGGTATATGCTGGGATAGAAAAAATTTTAAATGGCAAGTTCAATTAATAATAAATAAAAAGAATATAAAAGTAGGAAGATATAAAGAATTATCCGATGCAATAATAGCAAAAAGTATTGCTTATAAATTTGCCGGATATCATGAAAATCACGGTGATTCAAAAAGAACGGGAACAAAGGAGCAATCGCCTTGGCTTTGCTGAATCCTAATTTAAAAGGTTTCTTTGAAGCCAAAAATATAAGAAACTATGTCTTGTACGGTGGTCGAGCGTCTTCTAAAACGTATCATACGGCAGGTTTTTGGGTTTATTTATCTTGTAATTTTAAAGTTAAGTTTCTTTGTGTTCGGCAATTCCAAAACAGAATATCTGATTCTGTACAGACAGTTATTGAAGAAGCTATTTTTTCAGCAGGATTGCAAAATGAGTTTGTAATTACGGAAAACGAAATACGTCATAGAAAAACTGGAAGTACATTTAACTTCTTTGGTATCCAGAGAAACCTAAAAGAAATTAAAGGTATTGCGGGAATTGATGTTCTCTGGATTGAAGAAGCAGAAGACTTGCAGAAGGAGCAATGGGAAATATTAGAGCCAACAATTCGATCTGAAGGCTCAGTTATATTTATTGTTTTTAATCCAAGATTGATAAGCGATTTTGTATATCAAAACTTTGTGGTAAATCCTCCTCCCAAAACATTGGTTCGCAAGATTAATTATGATGAAAACCCTTATCTTGCAACAACAATGAAAGAATTGATCCAAGCGCACAAGGAAAGGGATTACGACGACTACATGCACATCTATGAGGGTGAACCCTTAAACGATGACGAAATGAGCGTTATCAAGCGTTCATGGATTATTGCAGCATGTGACGCGCATATTAAGCTTGGAATCAATCCTAGTGGTGCATATAGGTTGGGGTTCGACGTTGCTGACGCTGGCGAGGATGCTTGCGCTTTAGTTGCTTCGCATGGAAATCTAACTTACTGGTCAGATGTTTGGAAGGGTAAAGAGGACGAATTGCTCAAGTCATGCACTCGTGTATGGCACAAAGGCAGGGAAACATCATCTAAGATTGTATATGACGCCATTGGTGTTGGCGCAACGGCAGGTGCTAAGTTTAACGAGTTAAATGGACTACATCACCACACATTGCAGCATGAAAAATTCTTTGCTGGCGGTTCCGTAATTAAACCTGACGGGTTTTATTTTGACACAAACATACGAAATAAGGACTTTTTCAGCAATGTTAAGGCTCAGGCATGGTGGTTAGTTGCTGATAGGCTCAGAAATACATACAATGCAGTTATAAACGGTCAAAAGTTTGATGAAAGCGAAATGTTATTCATAGATGCTAATATGCCAAACTTGACCATGTTAATAGATGAATTGTCCACGCCTAAAAAGGATTACGACCTATCAGGGCGCGTGAAGGTTGAAAGTAAAAAGGATTTAGCTAAACGCGATGTAAGCTCGACAAACTTGGCTGATGCGTTCATTATGGCTAACCTTCCGAGCGAATTTAAGAAGCGTAGTTTTTTTGGGTGATATATGGGAAGAATACTAGACATACTATTCGGCGGTAATAAAGAGCCAGTCAAGGAGCCTAAGAAGGCTAAAGCTTGGTTCAGTACGCACGAAGACGATTACGGGCGCAGAGAGCCAAGATTGCCTAACTATATGAGCAATGTATTTAATGCGCAGCCAACAGCCATGATTGAGTCCGCAATGGATGACTCAAGCACAGGGCAGCCGTTATTCAAACAGTATTACAATAACAACGCGGTATATTCTGAGCTAATAATGGATTGGTACACCGCTCAGTCATTTATCGGTCATCAGTTATGCGGGATTATCGCTCAGCACTGGTTAGTAAATAAAGCATGTTCTATGCCAGCTTATGATTCTGTTCGTAAAGGTTGGTCTGTTATCAAGGATGACGGAGAAGACCTAGATGAGAAGTATCTGATTGATATTAAGAAGGCTGAAAAGAAATTTGAGCTTAAAAAGTCCATGCGCGAGTTTGTTCGTAAAGGTCGAGTGTTTGGTATTCGCATTGCATTATTCAAAGTTGAATCAACAGACCCGCTTTACTATGAAAAGCCATTCAACATTGATGGCGTAAAGAAGAACTCATTCAAGGGTATTGTTCAGGTTGACCCCTACTGGTGTGCGCCAATGCTAGATCAAGATTCAGCAAGCCGCCCTGATTCTCTGCATTTCTATGAGCCTACGTTTTGGATGATTAACGGAAAGCGCCATCACAGAAGTCATTTAGTGATATATCGTCACGCTCAGCCTGTTGATATTCTCAAGCCAGTTTATTTGTACGGTGGCGTACCATTAGCTCAGATGATCTATGAGCGAGTGTATGCAGCGGAAAGAACGGCAAACGAAGCCCCGCAATTGGTTCAAACTAAGCGCACTAATGTATGGCTGACAGACCTTGAAGCTGCAATGGCTGATGAAGGCAAGACCATTAACCTTCTCAATCAATGGGCACAGTATCGTGATAACTATGGTGTAAAGTTAGGCGACAAAGAAGGCGACCAATTTGAGCAGCACGACACTACTTTGGCTGATCTTGATAACGTCATCATGACTCAGTATCAATTAGTTGCTGCAATTGCAAACGTTCCATCGACTAAGCTTTTAGGAACTCAGCCAAAAGGTTTTAACTCAACGGGCGATTACGAAGAAGCAAGCTATCACGAAATGCTTGAGTCATTGCAAGAAAATGACCTTACGCCACTGGCAGAGCGTTTCTATCAAATTATGTTTAAGTCCGAATTCGGGTTGAGCATGGAAGTTTCTATTAACTGGTTGCCACTTGACAGCCCAACAGCTAAAGAGTTAGCGGACACTAACTATGTTAAAGCTCAAACTGGTCAACAGTTAATAATGTCGGGAGCCATTAGCCCAGAAGAAGAACGCCGCCGCATCGCAACAGATAAACAGTCTGGTTACAATGAAATGGGATTGTCCGAAGAAGCGCCAGAAATAGAAGACGATGAAAATGAGACAGACGAAGATAGCGAAGACTGAGCACTTAGGTAAGCCGCTTATTCCCTCTGCTGCTATCTGGGAGCAGTGGGATAAAGCTGTTCAGCCTATTATGAAGAAAATGTACATTGAAACCAGGCGAGAATTGACAGCAGTATTCAAGAAAACTGATTTCATCGGTGCAATGGATGCTAGTCCGGTCTCGCAGTCTCGCATTGTTCTTAATTCTCTGATGAGCAAGTATCAGAAGATTTTCAATGATCTATCAAAGTCTATCGTTGACAAAATGATTTCCAGCGTAATGAAAAACTCTACGGCAACGCTTAAGATTAGCTTGAAGGATTACGTTAATCCTCTTGAAATTGACCGTACAGCGACTAATGCACGTTTGAAAGAGTTAATCCAGGCTAGTACCGAAGAAGCCGCAAACCTGATTAAACGCATACCAGAGAAATATCTTGGCGAAGTTCAGGGCGAAGTAATGCGGTCTATTACTACGGGCAACGGGTTGAAAGATTTAGTGCCATACCTGACAAAGAGATATGAGGGTGATGCTAAGTGGGCGCGTCATGTGGCAATGGATCAAACTCGAAAAGCAAACGCAGGAGTAAATAAAGCAAGAATGCAACAACTTGGAGTTGAAAAGTTTAAGTGGCAGCATGTTATGTCATCACATCCACGTAAAGATCATATCGAGCTATCGGGTAAGGTTTTCAGGTTTGATGACTTGCCTGTGATAGATAAAAGAACAGGTCAAAAGGGATATGTCGGGGAGCTTCCATTCTGCCGTTGCATCAGTACCCCTGTATTTTTTGATAACAGTGATAACGATGAATAATTTGCGAATGTTGCTAAAACCTGCTATATATCGCACTATTCTGAAATATCATGTAAAATCATAACCACACGTTATATAGAATATAAAAATGCCGCTAATTACTGGTAGTTCCAAAGAAGTAATTGAAAAGAATGTAGCTGAATTAATTGCAGCGGGACATTCTCGCACTCAAGCGGCGGCTATTGCTTATTCCGAAGCCCGTAAGTCGCAAGATGACGAGGAAGGCGGGGAGCGTGAGTTATATGCAAATTCTGATGATGTCGCATTCATAGTTTATACGGATGGCGATAAAATGTTATGGGTTCGCCGCACAAAAGACAATAGCTGGGGATTTCCTGGGGGTCATGTCGATACTGGCGAATCTCATATTGAAGCGGTTATTCGTGAATCGCGTGAAGAAATACAACACATACCAGTAACGGGTATCACGCATATCTGGCAGAAAAAAAACGTTCATTTGTTCGCATCAAACGATGGTGAGTTTGTCCCCGTATTGAATGACGAGCATGACGCTTTCCTATGGGCGACTATTGAAGATGCGCCCTACCCTCTTTTCCATCGTATCGAAAAAAAAGTTGATGACATTGCATCCGAAGCTGAAGTTGCTGCTTCAGGAATGGATAAGCGCGAATGGGATAGTAACGGATGGTTCACTGTAGCCAGAAATCCTTTGTCTAAAGTTGGCGTGTTCTCATACCTAGGTCGTTCTATTTCGCCAGACTTAGAGCCGGATCGTATTTATGGCGTGTTGCGTCCCGCCGAAGAATTGGGAAGCCCTGAAGCAATGGAGTCGTTAAAGCTGATTCCTTGGGTTGACGACCATGTAATGCTTGGCTCAGAAGAGGACGGGTTAATGCCTGTTGAGCAAAAAGGTATGCAAGGCGTTACTGGTGAGCAAGTAGAGTTTGACGGGAAAACACTTTATTGCAACATTAAAGTTGTTTCAGAAGCAATGAAGAATTTGATTGAAGAAGGTAAAGAGGAGTTATCTTTAGGCTATCGTTGCGCATACGTTCAAGAAGATGGCGTATTCGAGGGTAAGCCTTACCAATTCAAACAAGTAGATATTCGATTTAATCACTTGGCGCTTGTGGAACGTGGTCGCATGGGCGCAGATGTACGGGTGCTAGACCATGATATAACCTTAGAGGAGCCTAAAATGGCTAAAGTATCGGGAGCCGACGGCTCTTTTAAAGAGAAGTTCAAGGCTTTAAAGATGCAGATGGACGCATTGGAAAAAGCACTTGATGCAGATGAATCACGACCAGACGGCGACACCAAGCGTGACGGTGAAGACGAAAAGGAAGATGACGACAAAAAAGACATGACCGCAAAGGACATGAAATACGAAGAAGATTCCAAAGAAGATGACGACAAAGATGACAAGAAAGAGTCCGGCATGGACGCTGCTATTATCGCTCGCAACGTTGAAAAAACGATTGTAGAGAAAAATCGCTTGTATCAGAAATTGTCCGCTGTTGTCGGCTCATTCGACCACGATGACATGTCATTGTCCAAGATGGTGAAATACGGCTGTGAAAAGCTCGGCATTGAAGCATCTAAAGGTGAGCGTAAAGCTAAACTTGATGGTTATCTGATGGCGCAAAAAGCAACTACGGTCGCACTTGATAGCGTGGCTCAAAAGTCAAAGCAAAGCTTTGTCGATAAATACTTAACTAAGGAAATTTAATCATGCCTTTTCAATCTACTGTAAATCCGACCTACACCGCTGGTGTAGTCGGTGAATTTGCTTTTGATGGCCCACAACGCGCAGTACCTTACAATCTGGATGCGAACGGTGGCACTGTCGGCAACTTCTTTACTATTGATGCAACTACTGGTGTTGCTTCTCAAGGTGGCGTAATGGGTAACGGCGTGGCTGTTGTCACTGCTTCCATCGCCGGTACTGTTATGACTGTTTCTGCTGTAACTTCTGGCGTTTTGAACGTTAATCAAGTTTTGACTGGCTCTGGTGTAACTGCTGGTACTACTATTACAGCATTCTTAGGTAACTCTGTCGGCGGTATCGGTACTTACACTGTATCCGTATCTCAAACAGTAACTTCTACATCAATCACAGCAACAGGTAATGCGCGTACATTTGGCGGTATCTTGGCTAATCCTAAGATTTACGCACTGCGTGGTACTGCTTCAAATACTTTGGCTCCAACTTTGGTTGTATCTGGAAACTCTGCTGCTGAATTCGTTACGATGGGTACTCTGTGGGTATATAGCACTACCGCTGCAAACTTGGGTGACAATGCTTGCTACAATCCAATCACAGGCGCTATCGGCTTCTACAATCCAGTGACCAACACAATTCCAACTGGATACCTTGCATTCCCGAACGCTGGCGCTGGCAACAACGAAAACTATTGCGTCTACTACACTACAACCAATCCGGGCACAGTTGCACTGCGCTTAACTAACTAATAGGGTGAAATATGAAACAATCAAAAATCCACTCGCAGATTTTCGCCCGTGATGTACGCGCAATTCCTGCTTCTGCTGTCGATGCGGCAGATTACAAAGACTTGCAAAAGATTGGTATCGGCTTTACCAATTCTTATCTGCAAGATGCGACACGCTATTACTCGCAAGGCATGGATGACCAACAAGGTCTAATCACTACGGCTTCCATCGGTACACCTGTTCAGTTCTTGCAAGCATGGTTACCAGGTAATGTGAACGCGATTACTAATGCACGTAAGATTGATGACCTCGTAGGTATCATGACTACTGGTTCGTGGGAAGATGAAGAAGTAGTTCAAGGTGTTCTGGAACCTGTCGGTTTCCCTGCACTGTATGGCGACTACACTAACGTTCCTCTGGCATCTTGGAACATGAACTTTGAGAAGCGCACAGTAGTTCGTTTTGAAAAAGGTTTGAAAGTTGGTCGTTTAGAAGAAGCTCGCGCAGGTCGTATGCGCATTGATTCTTCCGGAGAAAAGCGCAATCAAGCTGCTTTGTCTCTGGAAATTCAGCGCAACTTGATCGGTTTCTTTGGCTATAACGGCGGCAACAATCGCACTTATGGTTTCTTGAATGATCCGGGATTACCTGCTTACACTACTTTGCCTGTAGGCGCGGCTGGCTCTACTCTGTGGAGCAAAAAAACAGCGTTGGAAATCATCACTGACTTGCAAAATGCTGCCGCAGTATTGCAAAACCAATCCGGCGATAACATCAATCCAGAAGATACAGAGATTACTTTGGCGCTGCCAACCGTTTCGTATCAATGGCTGAATACAGTTTCTAGCCTTGTTGCAAACTCGGTTAAAGACTGGTTCAAACGTAGCTATCCAAAATCACGCATCATTTCTGCGCCTCAGTTGAATGCAGCAAATGGCGGCTCTAACGTGTTCTACATGTTTGCCGATCGCATCAATGACGCAAGCACAGACGGTGGCGCAACGTTCATTCAGGTAGTCCCTGCAAAATTCCAAGCTTTAGGCGTTGAGCAGCAAGCTAAGGGTTTTGTAGAGGATTACACTAATGCTACGGCTGGTATCATGGTTAAGCGTCCGTGGGCGGTTGTTCGTTTTAGTGGATGTTGAAATTCACATTAAAAAGTAAATAAATACAACATGGGAGGGTATAAATGCTCTCCCAATTTGAAAGGGTAAAAAATGGCACGTCCTAAGAATTCCAGCGGTTCAGTGTATATTTTCTCCACACTGGCTTGCGATCAGAAGTATCAAAATTACGTGGTAAATGAAGGTATTGCTTTGCCGACTTCCTCAGTATCTATTGCTGGCGGTACTGGCGTAATGAATGACCGTTTTGTCACTCCATTGGGTGTAATGACAGCAATCACAGAAGATGATTACGCATCCCTGCAAGGTAACCCAGATTTTCAAATGCACGTAGCAAACGGATTTATCACAGTACAGAAACAAGCTGAAGACCCAGAAAAAGTCGCGGCAGATATGAACATTTTAGACGGTTCTCGCCCACTTACTGAGGGAGATGCTCGCATGTCCGATAGTGATGCAACAGTAGCAAACAACGAAGCTTAATTATGCCTACAGCGTTCAACGAAGCGAATTTTCGCGCACAGTTTCCAGCATTTGCGGATACGGTAAAGTATCCAAGTGCGACTCTTTCGCTTAGTTGGACGACTGGTACAGATTTTATATCTCAGAACAACGGGATATTTAATTACAATCAGGCTCAAGCTCAATACGCCAATGATTTAATGTGCGCTCATTTACTGTATATAAATACAGCGGTTTTGAACGGGCAAAATACTGGCGTTGTTACTGGTGCGGCAGAGGGTACAGTAAATGTAACCTTCATGCCGCCTCCTGTTAAAAGTGCATTTCAGTATTGGCTTGCATCAAGTCCATACGGTCAGCAATTAAGAGCACTTTTAAGAGTAGTAGCAGGTGTAGGAATGTATGTTGGCGGCTCACCTGAACAGCAAGGGTATCGAAAAATTGGGGGTGTTTTTTAATGGCTCTCAACTTAGGAAAGATTACCGCTAGACTCAACTCAATCACTGATGAATTTCAGGGTAAAGTCGTTCAGGTCGGTATTCCTACTGGGAAGCAATACGAAGACGGAACAATGGTTGCTGCTGTAGCTGCGCAAAATGAGTTTGGCGCACCAGAAGCCAGAATACCTGCTAGACCGTTCTTTGCTCCTACCATCGCAGCTAAAAAAGATGAATGGGTTAAGATCATGGAGATGGGTGCAAAACGAGTTGTTGATGGCTCAGGGAGTGCTGAAGATGCTTTGGACGCTGTAGGGCTAACTGCCGCTTTGCAAATTCAAGAAACCATAGCCAATATTCATGACCCTAAACTAGCAGAATACACATTGGCGATGCGTAAAGCTAAAGGAAACACAAGCATTAAACCTTTGGTCGATTCTGGCTACATGATTAGTCAGATTACACATGCTGTAAATAAAGAAGGTTCGGAGTTCACAAAATGAATTTGCGCGGAATAGCAAATCAATATACGCAGGTCATAAACCCGAATATATCTATTACGTGGCTGAAATCAAACGGATATACTACTAATGCTGCTGGAT